CCGATAACGCTTCCACTATTTTTGCTCGGTCTTTCATACCCAATTTTTTAGCCCATGCAATAGGGTCAGCAGGCTTTTTTCCTTCTTCCCAAACAGCACAACGGGCAATCAAAAATGTATTTTGCTCAGGAATGCTCCGTGCTTTCAAACCAACAAACTGACTATCACTTGCAGTAACAAGGTTGAATTGCATAACCGTGTTGTCTTTAAGAATTACCGCAAGTGGTTCCTTTGGGTCTTTTTCTGAAGTCTTTACAGGAAAATCATTTAAGTCAATCTGCACATCATTTGATTTAACACAATGTGGGCAAATGATTTGATACTCACGGAATATGCCGTAAGTAGCACGGACAGTTTCTAGAAATAAAGCATCTCGGTCACCAATAATTAGATTGTCAACCAACGCTGGATTCTTTGTAATGTCTATGTTTCCAATAGAAACAACACTGCGCTTGAGCAAATGAGACATGTACTGTGCGTACAAAAGGTCATCATCAGACTCAAGCGCAGCAAGTGCTTCTTCGTCTTCCCCGTTTAGTTCTTTTACAATTGCGGTTGTTTCCCATTCACCTGTTTCTTGATTTTTTAGTCCACGAAACAATTCAATTTTACCGTTTGGAACTATTTCCATACGAGGTGTTGGGTCAGCGATTGCAGCGTTAAGCGACATTGCCTGAGAGTTGGTAGCCATATTTTCTCCTAATTGTATTTTTTAATTAAAGTTTATTGACCGTCTAGAGCAGCAATTTCTTCGTCTTTCCATGCAATTTGGAAACCTTCGTGGTGAAGGTTCATTTGCTGAATCATAATTCCGTTGTCTCCAGCGTTCAAGTCACTTAGACCGTAAGCACCAGGCCAGCAGTTGTACAACTTAAACGCCAACTTTACGTTACCTGCGTCTACTTTGGAATCTGCTGTGTTGTCATACTGGTATTGAACACCAGTTGCCGTATACGGGTGGTCATAAACTTTTACGATCACATCACAACGGTAGTTAGTTTCATCACCTTTAGCACCTTGGTCAAATCCCTCAGTACCAGTTCCACCAACCCATGCATGCATGAACTTGGTCCACTTCCACAATTGATCTTGCGATGCAAAAGCACCACGAGCAAATGACACTGCTGGGAAGTCTGATTGACCTACCATTTTATGTGGGTGAGTATTCATGCCACCTTCACGGTAAGCAATCAATTCGTTTTGAACTGAAAGTCCGCCAACTTGAGCAAAGCCAAGGTCACCAACACCAGTAAGGTAGTTGCCCAAGGCTGTACCAATCGGGGTAAAGCGTACTGTGAATTTAAAGTTACGTAGAGGGTCAGTCCTCTGTGTTCTTGTTGCCATTGATATCTCCTAGATATTCGTAGTGACGGTGCTTCCACCAGTCCATTGACTGATGGTAATTACGATGAATTCGGCTGGTGACTGCAAAGCAACCCCAACCTCAATGTTTACTGTTCCGTTTTCAATATCTGATGTCGTGTTGTTTGTAGAGTTGCAACGGACAAAGAATGCTTCCGTTGAAGTACGACCTTTCAGCCCACCTGAAGCCCAGAAGGTATTCAAGAGTGAAGAAACTCGCACAGTGAGGTCTGCCCACAAACGCTCATCGTTTGGTTCAAACAAAGCAGTCTGAGTACTTGTCTTGAGCAAATCCTTGAGGTAGTTCAACGAACGGCGAACCGTGATGTATTTCTCAGAAGTGTTACGAGCCAAGGTACGAGCACCATTGATAATCACACCAACTCCAGGAACAATTGCAAACAAGTTCAATTGATTTTCCTTGTACAAAGTTCCTTGCTCCGCTTCTGTAAGGTTTGCAAGCAAACCATACACGTTGCGAAGGTCCAAACCATACCCAGCAGGTGCTTTTGAAACACCACGAGATACTTCCGAACGAACCATTGCACCAACAACTGCACCACCTGCATAGGTGTTACGGATAGCAGCAGCGCCAGTCTTGGTTGGGTCAAACATTTTCAATGCTGGACCATAGACTGTTGCATAGCCAGACTTAGTGTAAGGCTGGACTGCATCAGCAAGTCCTTGTTTAGTGGTTGCTGTAAGTGGGGTATCAACAATCAACAATGAGTTTCCACGAGTTGCCATTACAGAAATGGCATTGTTAACAATAGTTGATGAGGTTTGTCCAACAAGGTTAAACAACAACCCAGAAGTAATGGTTTCGTACTTGCTAAGAGCAGCAGCCCAGTCAGTTGAGTCAATTGCTCCAACACCTTCTGAACCACCACTGAATCCTACAGTTGAGGTGTAGTCATCAACAGCAATGCCAGATACAGTAAGTTGAGTACCAGAGGCAACAGTTGCCACGCTTGCCGTGTTTATAAATGAGGAGTAGAGGTCAAGAACAGTTGCAACATAACGGTAGTTAGCAGGGTCAGTAGATAGTTGGCTCCAACGCTCTACTTCTCCACCATCAAGTTTGACTACCAAGGTAAACAAAGAATTCTTAGTTGCTTTTGGCGCAGTGGTTGGAGCAGTGAGTGTTTCTGTGTCAAAGATGTAATCAACGGTGAGGTCATTACCCCATGAACCAGATGATTTTGTTTCCAAGAGAACTAAGTTTGCAAGGCTTCCACCTGTTGGGGTTGCAGTAAGTGCGCTTGTTGCTTTAGTTGCGCTAGTGTCAATTACACGAGTCACATAAGCATTCTGACCACCGTTTGCAAAGAAATGGTAAACAGCGTAACCAAGGTCGTAGGCAATATCCAAAGCACCAAACAAACTGGTGTATTGTGACCATGAAGTCACAAGTGTTGGTACGGTTGGACCACGCTCTGCTGTACCAATAAAGGCAGCACCAGTTGGGCCATTCGTAGTTGTCAAGTTGGTCGCAAACGTACCTTCTTGTACGTAAACTCCTGGGCGTTCGTATGCCATTTTTACTCCTATAAGTTAATTGGGGTTGCTAAAAAGTCACACATTGAAAACATGCATTTGAGATGTAATTGTACTACTAATTCGTTGTACGGGTTCTGTACCTTGCAGAGCGTCAAGGTCTTGACCTGTGATTTCTGCGGACATTTTGAGAGTTAACACCTTGCGGAATATACGCTTTCGGTAGCCTGATTCCATATCCAGCAAGTCTGCGTTGGTCCAATCCAGCATATCAAAACGGCGTACCGTTCCGTCTGCTGGGATATCTATGGCGTTCCAACGAAAAGGGGCAACTTTCCTAAGAATTCCAGATGTCAATTGTCTGTCATGTAGGGCAGAACGGGTGTAAATGGATACCTGGTACAACAAGTCTACTGGAACAAATTCATCAGCCCTAAGAAAACTAGGGTTTCCAGACATGATGGCGCTTCCAGAAACACTGGCGCTTTCACTAGGCCAGTATTCCACAAAGGCTGGGTGGTCTGTAAATAATCCACTTCCTGTTGTGTCAATGTAGATACCTTGGTCTGATAATTGACGCTCGGTTGCGTGGAGAACGTCAATGAGTTCAACCGTAATAAATGGGTAATCTCTTTCCGTTTCACCTTCTGGATAACGGAAAAACACCTTTACTGGTCGGCGTTCATTACGGTCATCGGTAACAAACAGATTACTAAAACGGGCTTTAATAGCCTCATCTTCGGCAAGGAGAAACCCAGTCTTCATTAGTTCAACCCACCAATACCAGTGAGTTTGTCAAGTCTTTTATTAATACTTGACTCTAAGCGTTTAGCGCCCTTCATACATTCTTTACGAAGAAGGGATTGTGCTGGAGGACCGTACTCTAATTGGACTGCTTTTGGTCCAGAAGCACCGTCAACCAAATACGAGAATGTCTCATCTGAGTTTTGATAGTTAAGTTTAAAGTCTTTAACCAATGCCTTGTATTTAGGGTCGCTCAAAACCAGCCCTTGTTTGGCAAGTTTGTGTTCTTCATTTAAACTGTCATTTACGGTGTCTTCAAGGTATTCCTGAAGGTGCATAATTAGGTCACCGAAAAAAAGGATTGGCGAAGGGACACCCTCAATAATCTTGCTAGAACTGGAGACAGAAATAGGTGCAGATGCACGTTTGCCAACCATTGGCACTCCTTAGTTCTAGGCGATGTTTGCATGCCGCACGGCATACATACTTAGTTTACCAGGAATGTTGGAAGCGTAGAAGGCCAAGGCAAATCTTGAGTAGTCATCTGCGCTGGACCTGGGTCGTTTGGCATTTCTTGGTCAATGTAAACCTCAATGCCTTCAACAACAATTAGCACATCGTCTTTTGCACGACCTCGTACTCGGTACATAGACACAGCGTAGTAACGAGCATCATAAAAAAACAGGTCATTTAAATGCCGTTGGTATTCAAAAGGTTCTGTCATGCCTGCATCACGAGCGTCTTCAATAGACAGTACAGCGTTTACAACTTGTACTGGCTGACGACCTTCAGGAATTGCTCGCTTGGTATCTTCAGTTTCAGTAACCATTAGTACTGGAAGAGTTATACCTGGTTTGTATGACTTTCCACCAGAACCATATGGTGCTTCGTCATACACATCATCAACAGTGCTGCCACCACCAAACGGTAGAAATTCAAACCATGTAATGTGTTCACCTACGCCACGATGGTACTGGCGGTAATGTTTTCGTATTTGACCAAGTTCTCTACGGGGGTCCATAGGTCATCAATTCAGAGTTGCGGCTGACGAATACCCCTGCTGAGGTGTGATTTCAAGATATATATTTTCACGCATAGGTTCGCTTGCGTCTTCAAGAACAATATCGCCGTGGTCAATTTCTGGAAATTGGCGCTCACTTGGACCAAAGTCTCCAAGTTCACGAGCACGGAAAATAGGAACAAGATATCCAGTTGTACGTGAAACACGGCGAAGGTTGAGTATTTCAATTCGCTCAAGACCAATGTTTAAAGCACGAGCCTGTGCTGCGTAATTGCGGGTCCAGTAATCCAACATGGATTGAACCATGCGGAATCGTTGACTGGCAGGGATGTGTACAGACTCAGACGTAGTTACGTCAATGTCACGGCTGTATTCAGTGAGCAAGCCCCACAAGGTTTCAACCACAGCAGCCATACCAATGGTGTCGTAGATGATTTGGGTAAAGTTCTCTAACGGAACATCTACGTTATAGATGTGCCGTTCAATAGCATGACCAGCAAAGTACTCAAGGTCTTGAGGCAAAACCCATTCGTAGTAATAACCTTCAACCATGACCTTACTTGTTGATGGGAATGAACGATTAAACCGCATAATGCCGTTGCGCTCATCTATTGAGTAATGCGTTGATGCAGAAGTATTTGCCGTAACTTCTACAGGTTCTCCGTTTGGGGCATATACCGCTACCCAAAGTCCATCTGATGCAATGTTTGGCTGCCCTAATTCATAAGTACGCCCAATAGCATCAAACGAAACTTGAAAAAACTTAGGGTAGTCACGAAGAAAAGCACGAGCAATTCTCGTAATCTTATCCATTACGTCTTGAGAATAGTTACCGTTCATAGATATAGTTTACTTTACTATTGGTCACCAGAACCTGAACCAGGCACGGTGTCTTGAAGGTCTTGACCTACAGCAGGTTGTTGTTCACGAAACCTACCAATGAACACTCTTCGGATTCT